CGGGGGTTTGATCTTGTTAGAGGCGGCCTGAGGACGTGTCTGGAGGTCGAGGGGGTGTGGGATAAAGAATTTATCTAGAACTATGGTGTAAAATAGAAGTATGTCAGAAGCAGTCAGCGGTGAGAGTATTGCGAGACATGGAATGACAAATCCGGAAGTTGCTCCCGTAAGTCATATGAACACGCGGCGCGAACGAGGAATCTTCGAGCCTTCGGAAGGGGGAATCTACCTCGATCCCTCAGACCCGTTTGAGGCAGCGTGTATTAAGATCGTGGAAATGAACCGTCGGAAACGACAGGACTACGCGCTTGACGGTGACCCTTTTAGTAATTTCCACATGAGCGTTGCGACACTCGGTGTAGATAACTTTGGGCCAATGGAGGCAGTCCTCTTTAATTTGGCTCAGAAGTTCGCACGCTTGCAAAGCCTGCGGAAGAATGGTAGAATGGAAGACACACAGAACGAAGCGGTTCAGGATACCTACCTTGACATTGCAGTCTACGGTGTGATCCTCTACTCTATGGTTCTGTCGTTTCAGGACAGCTAATACACAAACCGCTACACATGTTGAGGGAGCCTCCAGAAGGGGGCTCCCTTTTCATGTCCTGTAAGAAGGAGTGGAATGGCACTCGAACTACTGCCTCACCAGAAGGTAGCCGTAGAAAAGTTCCGTGGAATCCCTGCCGTGTTTATCGGGGACTCTATGGGGGTCGGCAAGACGCTGACCGGCGTTCAGAGGGATCTTGATATCCGTGCAGCGTGGACGCCATCGCAAAAGGACAGTCACTTTAGGACACTCATCGTCTGCCAGAAGGGCGGCCTCTCGGTCTGGCGTTGGCACCTGGAGCAGATGGGGGTATCTCCTAATCGCATCCTTGTGGTCGATCCTAGCGATAGGACTCGATTCAATACTGAGTTGGAGCTTGGTGCTCTCAATTTCGATTACTATATTGTGCATTGGAATGCTCTTGCTCTACTGTCTGGATTGATGGTTCCAAAGAACTGGCACCATGTGATCGCGGACGAGGTCCAATACGCTAAGAATCCTAAGACGAAGCGGACTCGTGAGTTCAAGAAGATCCCATGCACTTTCCGCACTGCGATCTCAGGTACTCCTGCCGATGACAAGCCACAGGATTTCTGGTCCCCGCTTAACTGGCTTTACAAGAAGCAGTTTTCGTCCTACTGGCGTTTCTATAACAAGTACCTGAAGTGGCACACGCACCCTCACGGGTACCGAATCATTGACGGTGTGCAGAACATCGGTGAGTTGCACGACCTGATTAGGCCGTTCTACATTCGGCGAACGCTCACTGAAGTCATTGATGACATGCCAGAGAAGACGCATTCCACTATCCGTGTGGAAATGACAAAGCGTCAGCGGCGTGACTACAATGCAATGGAGAAGTACCAGGTTTCCCGTTTGGGTGACCGCGAGGAAGAGCTAGTCGTTACTCATAAGATCGCAATGTATATGCGATTGCTCCAAATGACCATGGGTACTTGTGAACTCGACTGGTCTTTGGTAGAGGAAGGCAAGCGCGACTCGCCTGTTGTTCGGATCAATGAGCCATCTCCGAAGATCGATGCCCTTATGGAATTGATTGAGGAGCATCCTGAGGAGCAGTTCGTAGTTTTTACCAACTTCCGTGACGTTGTAGGGATGGTTCTGGACCGATGCAAGAAGGCGGGGATTTCAACTTCTCACATCACCGGGTCCGTCCTGTCACAAGTCGCCCGCGATGCTGCGGTTGCCGACTTCCAATCGGGGAAGGCACGCGTCTTTGTTGGGACCGTGAAGGCGGCGGGTACCACCATTACCCTTACTGCTGCTCACACCCTGGTCTTCCTGGACCGCAACTGGAATCCGTCGGTGAATGAGCAGGCTGAGGACCGGATTTGGCGTATCGGTCAGAAGAATGCGTGCCAGATCATTGACATCATCGCAGAAGATACTGTAGATGAGCCTCGTTTGAAGAAGATTTGGCAGAAGGCACAGGCCGTGAAGGACGTAGTGAACGTAGTGAACGTAAAATGAATGAAGATTCGTCCTCGGACACCGCACCTAGGTTCCACCCGGAGCCGGTTGGGCCCTCGTACCTCACCGATGAGCAGCGGCAGGCAATCCGGGAGCTTGGGTTCCCCAGGGGCGCCACCATGATTCAGGCCGCAGACGGAGACACCGAGGCCGAACAGATCCGATCTTGGGCCAAGACGATCGGTATTGAGCCTACCGATTGGCAGGTACGAGCTGCTGCGGCGATCATGCGCGGTGAGCAGGTCTCATGGCCGAAGGCGGCTGGCCGTCGCACAGTGGCCCGCATCCTTGAAGCCGGAAATACCGAGGAGACTAATTCATGAGCCATACTGAAACCCAGTTCTATATTACTTCCGGGGTAGACAGGGAGGTGATTGTCCAGAAGGCAACTCAGTTCGTTAAGCGTGAAGGCTACACGGCAGTAGTGCACGCACACTCGTATAACGTGTTCGAATGTAACGAGCAATGCCTCCAACTCCCTAAGCAGGAAGAAGTTAAGACAAGTGACGGCTCCCCTGTATGAACTGCCTGGAAATGATATTGCTCGTGTCCACGCGATCGATGTTCTAGAGCATCTTAATTCGCTGGGCAAGACACCTTATATTGCACAAAGACTGGCACGGTTCGGGATTTTGGGAAGGCGATTCTCAGATATCGAGTGTCCTCTCTCAATTTATCTCGTAGCTGTACTCCCTGAGGTGCAGTGTGCGGCGGTGTCAATGGCGTGGGTGTCCTTGTACTCTGACGACAGGCGCAAGGCACAGTGGCGAGTCCCGGTCTCCCTTCGAGACTATCCACTCATTAGGAATTTCATCAAGGAAGTCGACCGGGGACACTTTCCGGGCCTGTTGCACAACCCTTCACCCGCGTGCTATACTTGAACATGTCAGAAAGCCCCCTGACTGACACAATGGATTGACTGCTAGAACTTGAAAGGCGTGCCGAGTATCTAGCAGGCAGCGCGGAGGCTGGTCCCGTCCTCTATCCAACACGGGACACATAAACTTAACTGAAGACGTCCCGTTCGCACCTACTGCAATAGGTACGCTGAACGGTTTTGCACGGAGAAAGCCTCTCGCTCTGACGTCGAAAAGGAGAGGCATTTAGCTACCGGTGGTCTTCCTTCCGGTGGGGCGGCGACAGTCGTCGGGCGTTGTGGTTGTGCAAAAAGAATTAGATCACGGGGCGAGTCAAACTCCGTCCCGGGTAGGGAATCGGGTAACTTCCAGCTATCCGATTTGCGCATGATGAAGCACCACGGTTAAGGTTCGTTCGCAGGAGTCCACCCCGGGTTCCTTTCGCCTGTGTCATGAACGTTCCTGCTCAAACCGTGATCTAATTCCAATCTCCAATAGCTCAATTGGCAGAGCATCCGCCTGTTAAGTGGATGGTTCCTGGTTCGAGTCCAGGTTGGAGAGCGGGTCAAATTCTAGAATAAAAGGCGCACAGTAGACACATGGGTACTGATACGAGCTGCACGGTGCGCGACTGAACATGAAGTACCTACCAGGGTTCAGTGACCTGATTGATCCTAGGTGTCCTCCGGGACTACCTAGGAGTTTGGCTTAGTGGAAGCCTGTCCGTCAATCCACTCGGTGAACACCTACGCGGTATGGTCTCTGGTGAGGTCCGTTAAGCCTCACACCTAAAGGCCCAATAGCTTAGTTGGTTAAAGCGCCACCCTGTCAAGGTGGAGATCGCGGGTTCAAGTCCCGTTTGGGTCGCGAGGTAAGAAAGTAGCAGTGGGACAAAGCGAGCAGCAACCGCCTTGTGGCCGAATGGTCAGTGGCAATGTCTGTATCAGGGAGTCCCTAACTCTTTCGATGCCTCTCAATGGAGAGTTGGGTACTGTTCGTAAGGGACTGGTTCGGGGAACTACCTGTTAGGGAATTGGATCGCTCAGCGACAACCCCTAACCTGTAGTAAGGTGACCGGTAGCAGTACCCAACTCTCCCAATTAGGAGTCTAAGTGATTATCCTGGGTTTGATTCTGTTGGTGCTGGGGCTTGTCCTTGGTATTAGCCTTCTGTGGTACATCGGTATTGCACTTCTGATTATCGGTGTGATTCTGTTTGCGCTTGGTGCGGCTGGTCGTCCAGTCGGTGGTCGTAGGTACTGGTATTAACCCATAAGTATCCGAGGGGTGCGTCTCGGTTCGGAACCCGATTCACAGCCGGTTTTGTCGGCCGTCGTGTGCAACGATTCCGTGATAGGTAATCCGGAGGTCCAAGTCAATGGGCCAACAACGCACATAACTATCCGTGGCGCAGTTTGGTAGCGCACCTGCTTTGGGAGCAGGGGGTCGCAGGTTCAAATCCTGCCGGGTAGACCGTGGGTAGTCCACAGTAAGTAACTGAATTGGTCCATGTGCAGTGAACACTGTGACTTCCGGCCCACGAAGAAACCCCCGTAGGTTTCCCTCTTAAATGAGGCCCTACGGGGGTTTCTTTATTCAGTTGTTATTCAGTTATAAAACACCGAACGCTCTCAGGCGCTCGGAGCCTCATCGGTGGACGTGGTCGAGGAGTCCGCTGGTGGAACGTCAGCGGGAACCTCAGCCGGGGAATCGGCCGGGTCCGTCGAGACACCACCCGAAGTCGTCTCCGTGTCAGCCGGAACCGGAGTGTCAGCCGGAACAGGCGCGTCCGTACCACCCGGGGTAACCGTGGTCTCGCCACCGACGTCCGGAGTCGAGTTGCCAGCGTTGACGTCGTTCCCGTTGTCGGTCACGTCACCGGTAGTGCTGCCCACGGTGCTGGTGTGCTGAAGCACAGCCTGAGCAGCAGCTTCGAGCTGGTCAGCCGCAGCCTGAGCAGCAGCGTTATCGTTATTCGCAAGAGCATCCCGGAGCTGCGAAGTGAGATCCTGAATCTCGTTCGCCTGCTGCTCAAGGGCGGCCATCGCGTCATTCGCGGCCTGCTGGTAGTCAGCCATTTCCCGCCTTACCTTTCCTAATTCATCCAGGACGAAGGTCTTGATATCTGCAACCTGAGTACGAGCCCAGGTGTAGAGGCCCTTAATATCTTCCTCTAGACCCGACAGGCCCATTTGCTCACGCTCCCAAGCCTGTGGCATATCACACGTCCAGAGTTGTGGAATAGATTTGCGTTGTGCTTACAACACAAGAATACCCCGCCAGGCACAAGTCTGCACCTAACGGGGTATCTTGTCTTGCGAACTACATTTAGCGGTCGTCTCCGTTGCCGTTAAGCGAACCGGAGGTAGCTCGTCGCTGAAGCTTTTCCAGATTCAGCTTAGCAAGGTCATCAAGGTCCATGCCAAGCTCAGCGGCGAGGTTCGCGACATACCAGAGGACGTCACCCAACTCCTTACCGAGGTCTACTGTGACGTCTGCGAGTGCGAGTCCGTCTCGGTAATACTTCTTCCACTTGTTTGCGAGTTCCCCTGACTCTCCGATGAGTCCGAGGATGCAATAGTTGATGCAGAAGTCGGTGGGCTCGTCTCCGTCTGAGTTGTAGATGGCGGTGGATTCGGCGCGCTGCTGGTACTCGTTGAGATCCATTGATTATCCTCAGGAAGTGGTGTCGTCGTCGTCTGACTTGTATCCGGAAGCGACGTTGAAACGATAGGTGAAGATCCCTGGGGAATCTCCGTCGTCGTATTGGGTGACGGTGTAGTGGTTAAGGTCGTGGAAATGGACTGAGAATCCCTTTGTAACGTCAATGTCGGACGGGATTCTGAGGATGGAACGCTTACCGAAGGATTCGACCTTGTGGGTATCGGTGGTAGAAATGGCACACCTCTGATGGTTTGGGAGAGGACGGGGAATCCCAAATAGAAAGCAGCAAAAGTTAAGCCTAGTGGTACACCCAAAAGAGCCGCACCCAAACTCAATTTTAGAGTTAAGATGCGGCTCTCCGGGTCCAGATATAACCAGTCTGGACAGCGCATGACTACCTAAGCTTTAGAATCTGACCAGGGTAGATCTTGTCAGGGTTAGTAACCTGATTCCTATTCAGATTCCACAGAGCCTTCGTCTTCATGCCATACGAAGCAGCAATTTCCGACAGCGTGTCCCCTCGCACCACTCGATGAGTCCGTGGTGCGGTGGAAGAGGCCACCGAGTCGTGAACTGGCGTAGTTACGGTCGAATGCGTTTGCTGTGGCTTCACCGATTCCGTATGGGTCGATGGCGTGGAGGTCCCACGGCTTGACCTCGGAGTCGGCGAGGGCTTTGCGTGAGTCAGATTTGCGCGAACGGAACTTCCCGAAGAGGTTAATGCTGCTCCCACCTTTCCACTCCAACATGACTTCGAAGCAAGCCATGGCTGCGTCCCTCGTGCAGCCAAAAGCGAAGCGGCACGAGCATACTGTTCACTCACGGATGCATTCCTGGGATCTCCACTACCACCCACCGAACGCCAGGTAGGCAGATCAAACTGGAACAGACCGAAATGCGTACCGTTAGAGGCATTCGGGTTACCGGACGATTCGCACTGAGCGATAGCGTCCAGAATTCCAGTCTCTGCTGCGCTGGCGTCCGTCGGGTTGATTAAGGATACCCCGGACGCGCTTGCAACTCCAAGTCCGAGAGCCAAAAACTTTCCGGTGGTCGACACCCTAGGCTCACGCACTACCGTGTGATTACCCATTATACATCAATCCTTCCGAAGGTGTAACCCGGCCACAGTGAGAGAAGGAGAGGGCCGGGTCCAGGGCCACCTTGGGTAATCACTTTGCCATTGCCAGCGTAAATAGCTACGTGGCCAGGCCAAAAGACAAGGTCGCCAGGAACTGCATTACCTTCATCAATTGGAGTAGCTTGTGCCTGAAGGGTGACGGATGCCCTGTACGGAACATTGGGGTCAATCTTCTTTAGGACAAGCCAAACAAAACCAGAGCAGTCCAGAGAAAGAAGAGACTTTCCGCCATACACGTACGGAATATTCGCACCCAAAAAACTTTGAGCTGCCAGGTAAATCCTACTTTGAACCGTCCCCTGGGGAGCCGAGGGCGGGTCAGAAGTGGGAGCAGGCGGTGGATTCGTGACCTTGGTAGCTGGCGCGGGTTTAGCCGGTGTAGTTGGCTTCCGCGAGGTCGTTTGAGTGCTCGTATTCGGTTGTACGGAAGGCTTTACCTTACCAGGTGAGGGAGTAGTTGTGGTAGTGGCCTGAGGCGGTGCAGACGAGTGAATCGGTGAAGATGCAGGGTCACTCGGTGTGATTGTAGTCACCGCTGTTGAAGGATAATTCTCAGATTGAGACGTTTCTGCGCTGGGGACGGGGGTAAGGGAGATATCTTCAGGTATTCCACTAGCCAATTCTGAAGATGGAATCCCGGGGATCTGTTCCAGCGCATGAGGGTACAGAAAATCAATGGTGAGGGTCGCCGCAGCTCCGTTGAGCAGGATCAGACCCGCTAGAACTCTCGGCGAAACCACCTTGCTTTTCGCTCGGTGTTTACCTCTCGACATTATGAATCCCTAAAGCCTCACTCCGGGCTCCCTGTTACTATTGTGGGGGTGGAGCGGGAGGCTCGTTGTGGTTTATTCTGAAATCCTATTAGCGCCGGGTTCTGGAGAGAAAATCTCCTTCACCCTTCGTGACGCTAACAAGCAACCTATCGACTTCACTATTGGATATTGGGCAGCTCGTCTTAGTATTGTACGCTATCCGGGCTGTCTAGAGGCAGCCTTTCATATTACGGGTACCAATAACCAAACGGGAACTGACTCCCATTGGCTCACGCTTAGTGACAGTCAGGTTGTGATGATTCCCGACCCTGATGTAACTCAGGCATGGAACTTCTCCCGCTACCACTACGACTGTTATCTGATCGGCCCTAACGTCTCCGCTGCTCCGATCCGGATAGCGCACGGTCCTTTCCTTATGGACCTGTGATTTAAATAAAGAGAGGTTAAAGATATGGCAGAGGACCGTCCCCTCCGGAATTGCATCGGGTGTGGCAAGTCGGATACCGCCCCACGTGATGCGGTTGCGCTCCCGGATGGCAACGTTGTTTATTGGCACATGGATTGCCACGTCCTTGCGACTGGCTGCGCTGTGTGCCGTGCGGTTCTGGACACCGCTGGTGGTTTTGGTAGCCACCTGAAGGATGACGCTCTCGTGGACCACCTCACTGATCCTGAGGTCCGTGAGCAGCACGAGATTTTCACTACGGATGACGCGGCTGGTTACGCTGCTAAGCTGGCGGAGGGTAAGTAATGGCTGTCCTTGATACTTCTGAGGCCAACCGGCTTCTCGAAGCCATTGTTGGTAAGACTACTTACACGGCTACCACTGGCCCGCTGAAGATGCGGCTCAACACCGCTGTTGGTTCGGACACTGCGGCCGGTACTGAGGTCCCGGCGTCCGGTGGTTACACCGCTGGCGGTCAGGCTGTCACCACGTGGAACGCTGCTGCGTCTCGCCAGATCACCAACTCGTCGGTCGTTTCGTACACGAATATGCCTGCGGCTACGGTGACGTCGGTTGACTTTTACGACCAGGCGGGTACGCCAGTCCGAAAGCTTTACGGCTCTCTTGGTTCCAGCAAGGTTGTCGCTGCTGGCGATACGCTCTCGTTCGCTGCGTCGTCGATTACCGTCGGCTTTAGCTAATAGTGGGGGTGGGGGCTCGAAAGGGTCCCCACCCTTCTAACTGAATACAGGTGGTATCGTGGCGACGATTACTCAGGTCCAACAGAAGTCTGCACAGGCATCTTCTAGCGTTACGACTACCACCTGGACCTTTGCTTTTACAAATGCCGTAGCAGTCGGTGACCTTATGGTCATTTGGCTTGCTAACTCAAAGCAGACACTCCAAGTTACCTCCGTTACCGGTGGTGGAGTTGACGCAACAGGGTTTCAGGAAATCACAAGTGGATCTCCGCTACGTGATTCCACAGTAGGTGACACTCTTCAGGGGTTTTGGGGTCGAGTAGGTACTGCTAATACTGGTACTACAATTACGGCAACCTACAACACGGCACCATCTTCGTTTCCGTGTTACAACATGGCAGTCTACCGTTCTTCTGACGGTGCCAATGCGAAATGGCTTCTTGACAACTTCGGTAGCCAGATCAACGCGTCTTCAACTACTTGTGCCTATCCATCGGTTACTGCTTCGGGTACAGGCAAGCTTGCGCTTGGACATGAATCTCCGCAGAACAGTGCGGCGACTACTACTGGTTCTAGCGGATACACCTTCTACGCCAACGACCCGTATGGTGGCTTTTCCTGCTACAATCTGAATACCGCTTCGACTACGGTTGCTCCTCCAGCAGCGAACCAGACTCCTGCGGGTAAGTCGCTTGCGTATACTGCTGTATTTACAGCAACTACGAACTCGACTACAGTTCAGGGTACAGTTTCCCTCACTGCGGCTCCGACTCTCAGTGTCAGTGGAGTCGACACAACCTTTCCCACGGTCGGTCTTACGGCTGGTGCAACACTTTCCGTTGGTGCGGTTGAAACTCGGGCTGCGCCTACGACGCTGACCGCCTCGGGCACGCTCTCTGTCAGCGGAACAGTCCAGCAAGCCGGGTCGACCTCGCTCACGGCCACAGCGACCCTCTCGGCCAGCGCAGTTGATACTAGTTTTGCTACAGAAACGCTCACGGCTACCCCAACACTCTCGGTATCGGGTGACGTAACCAAGTTCCCAACCTTTACGGGAACGGCTACGCCAACGCTGTCAGTGAATGGCGTTACCACTAAGTTTGGTAGCTTCACCGGAACTGCGGTACCGACTCTTTCGGTCGCAGGAACGATGACGCAGTACGTCACGGTCACTCTTATTGACCTGGTGACGGAAACGTTGTTTGGTGTAGACACTCAGTTCGGCAACGTTGTGCTGAGTGCGATCCCGATATTCAGTGCGACGTATTCCTACACGGGATTCTCGTCGGTCTCGCTTAGTGCAGTTCCTACCCTCTCAATGAGTGGGGTGATTACACAGTTCGGGGCGTTCACTGCAACGGCAGTACCCTCGATAACTGTTAACGGAACTCGGATTCAGTTCGGCACTACGTCTCTGACGATCGTACCCACATTCGATTTGTCAGTAGTGACCGTTAGTGTCTCTCCGGTTACGTTTACTGCGGTTCCAACGCTCTCGGTGAGCACGGTCCAAACCAGCTTTGGTACCTTCACTGGGATTGCTACTGCTACTTTCAGTGGTGATGCGTACCAGATCCTTGTTGGTACCTTCACTGGGATTGCTACTCCGACACTGAACGTTGTCGGGTTGCCAATCGATTATGCTACAACGGCGTTGACGGCGATCCCAACTCTGACTGTAGTTGGTATCCCGATTGACTATGCCACTACAGCACTCACGGCAGTTCCCACGCTCAGTGTGAACGCGTACGAGATTCAGTACGGTGCCCTGAGTGTGACTGCGGTTGCGACTCTCGATGTGAATGCGGTAGTGATTAAGCTGCCGACGTTCGATGGTGTTGTGGTCGCAACCTTTGCCCTTGGTCAAGCGATCATTGGGGCGGCTGGTAACGTATTCACGGCGCACCCGACCATTGCGCTGGCGATGACGGGTGATTATCACCTTACGCTTACGTTCAGTGTCGTTCCGGAGTTGTTTGTCGATATAGACGCAAACGTCTTCGGAACGGTACCGCTGAATGTAGTAACTTATATTGACCTGAATGGGGTACGGGACCAGCCCGGTACTGTAACAATCCTCGCTGACGGCGTTATCGCGGTCGCTGAGCCCCTGAGGACCCTCTTCGGTGTCATCACCCTAGAGGCATCCGTTGATCTTGTTACAGAGGCAATCAGGACGGCTTTTGGTTCGTCCGATTTGACCATTTTGCCGGTTATCAGCCTGGATGAGGTAGTTACTCAATTCCCGGTAGTCAATTTCACCGTGATCCCACAGCTTATGGTTGCTGCGTTGGGGATTGACTACGGTGATACGGCTCTGACGGCTGTTGCTCAGTTCGCAAACTCGTTCATCAAGACGTTTACGTTTGCTACGTTCACTGCTCAGCCAACGGCAAGCATCAATGCGGTCTACCAGCAGTTCATTACGCTTACGCTGATTGCACAGGCTCAGTATTCTACTGGCTATCTGCGTACTCTGTTCGGCACTGTCAATATGACAGCCGAGGCTTTCCTCAGCATCCCCTACGTGGTGATGCTTTCCTTCATTCACCTGATCGAAGACATGGAGATCTTCGTTGAACTCTCGTTTAACGAGGTTCCGTTGCCGATCTCGGTGACCTATGATGGTATAACCCAGGCTTACCACAGTGTCGGAGAATGGCAGAGGTCCGACCCATCCTTGGTTAAGGTGAGTCGGACCCCTGGATACGGCGGTTACTCTACTACTCGCTGGGAGTAAGCTTAATCGTGGTGAGCACTTCCAGAACCGCATTCTTAACGATAGCCGCAATCTGAGCCTCATCCCCCAACGGAGTGGGAGCGGCATCGGTTGCGGTCGTGGTGGTCGCCGAGGTAGCTGCACCGACTGCATCATTCACGATGGTAGTCAGGGCCTCCATACGCTCATTGTTCCGACGCAGGTAATCAACTACCGTCAGAACCTCGTTGGAACCGCCCTCGAAGGTCGGCCAACCGGTCTTCCCATCCGGGTTAGTCTTCGTGTTCCCCGAGTAGAGCTGAAAGTTCAGGTTCCTCGCAATAGCGAGAAGTTCCTTCTGCTCGTCGTCAGTCAGTGCCATAAGAAATCCGTCCCCAAGAGTATTAGTAGGTTGAACAGGATTAACAGCAGGAGCAGGGGGATTAGGAGCAGTGTTCCCAACGAGAGCAGACAGCTCCGATAGCGTTCCCCGGAAGGCATTCGCATCCGTAGTGTGCCCTGCGACTCGTGCGGCGGAAGTGAACTGCAATACCGCTACAGAATTTCCCCCGTATCCGTCCCAAAAGTTAGCAGGCACGCGCTGGTAATTCTGTGCGGCATATCCAACTGTATTGTCCGGGTACCGTGACGACCAGAGCTTTGGCAATCCGGCCAGAGAAGGGGAGCCAATTTGCTGCCAGTACCACTTAGGTAGATACAGAAGTGGAATTCGTGCACCAAGACGCTGAGCCTCATTGAGGAACGCCTTGACGTTACTGATATCGCCACTACCCTGCTCAACGTCGAGACAGCCAGGGACCCCAGCCACCATAAGGGCCTTAGCAAAACACTGAGCTTGCGCAACCGGGTCATCCGTGGTCAGGTAGTGGTAGCCGAGAGCCACCATTCCGAGCTTCTTGGCCTGCTGGAGCCACGGTACGGAGCCCACATACGCGGCCGACGACTTCCCCTGAGAGAGCTTGCAAATAATAAAATCAAAGCCCTCCTTGTGGATCTGCTCGATCGAGATACCAGCCTGATATCCCGGATGCAGATCGACGCCCCAAAGCGGAGTCGTCATCGGCTACTCCCCTGCGACACCGGCGGGAGGCACGTAGTGGTCGCCTTCCTGGCCGTGGTTTTCCTGGGACCCCGGAAGGAACGTGGACTCATCGTTCCGGTTGAAACCACGTTCCTGAGCTGCGAAATCCAAGTTATCCTCATTGTCATTATCAGAGGAATTGAAATCGCCACGAGACACAAGATCGTGATTTGGGTCATCGTCTGGCAAACGCTTGCCAATTCCCATCGAGACTCCAAACACAGTATAAACGCAGAAAGGGGACCAACCCAAAGGTCGGTCCCCATTCTACCCTGCGTCGCGGTCAGGTCTAGTTGGCGGATTGATTAGGTACAATCCCAAACTCCGCCATCACTGCCCCAATGTGCTGCGGAGCCTCCGCAACAACGGTAGCGTACTCCAACAGGAAAGCGTGATTGGCATCCTGAGTGCAGCCAGAGGTGAAACACTCCAACAGAGAGTCTAGAACAGTGTTGCAAATGTGCGCCATGTCATCGTAGATCGTCTGACCGGTCGCGATGTTCACCTTGTCGAACACCTCAACCGCAATGTCAAGCTGGTCATCGAAACCCTGACCGAGATACTTCGGTCGAATCTGGTCCCGAGTGACCTTCTTGCAGTAATCCAGGCAGACCTTCGCAAAGTTGTACGAAGCAGGATCAGAAAGGATCGTCTGAAGTTGAGCGCGAACCGAGGGAGAGACTTCAATCATTAGAACTAGTCCTTCCAAGTATCCGTGAGGGGAGAGTAAATCTTCAGTTCCTTGACAATGTAGCAAACAGCCTGTCGTACTGCGTCGTTCATGTGACGCTTGGGAGTCTTGGGAGTCTGGAACCAACCGAGCTTTTCAAGCTTTAGGTCTGTAGCGAATCCCTTTCCCTCAGAAGACATGTAAGACTTCATCGGGATCTTGCACTGCTCACTGAATAGCTTCAGGATTCCGATGTACTCACATGATATCAGCTCAACCTTGGCCTTGCCAAACGACCCGTCGGTAGCGTGCTGTCGGAACGTGAAGGCTTCAGTGACTAGATGAGGGTCTAGATTCCTCATAAGAGTATTGTGTCGCCAGTCAACGAGTCCACGCCAAAGTTCAAGGTGATGCTCACCGACGAATTGGTGAACCTCGATATTGAAGTCATCAAGAGTCAGTGTCTCTCCAGTCCGACCGTCTTTCCGCATCTCGATAATGCACGCACCAGTCGTGCCACCCGGGTCAAAAGCATAGACCGAAAACGGCCGGATGATCCGAGAGTTGCGGTTAGACTTCAGCCCAGTTGTTACCGATCTTCTGGTCGGTGTCGAATCGGACATAGTGTTCGGTCACCTCCTCTGCTACCTCAATCATCACTCGGGAAATCAGCTCTGCGATCTTAGGAGCTTCCTCAGGGGTTGCCTCTGCGTAGATCGCATCGTGCACAAGGTTTACGATATAGACCTGGTGCTCGAATGTCAAGCGGCAAGCTGCCTCGATCACGATATCCGATGCACAGCTCTGAGCCATGAAGCTCTTAGCTTCATTACGAACCGAGTGTCGATTCAACTCAGTAACAAGATGGAACCTGCGGTGTCGTCCGAACGGCGAGACAAGCGGAATCCCAGCACATGCATTGTCCGCCATCATTTCCAGAAAGTCAGTGATGTTTGGGATGACTCGCTGGAATGTGTTCATGTGACCCTGAGCTTCCCTCACGTCCATGTTGAATTCAGGGTCAGCAGCGATGCCAGCAGCAGTCCGGCCGTAAGCCATACCGTAAGCGAAACCCTTGACCAGCGGTCGAATGGGATCCGCTTTAACTTCAGGGTCACCCACATTCCTAAACTTAGCAGGAAACATGGAACGGCATAGCTCAACAAAAAGATCCCGGCTTGGGTCATTGAAGATCTCCCGAGTGAATTCTTCCTTGGCTAGCCAGGTAAGGACCCGGAGTTCTGCCTGAGACATGTCAACGCCGACGAGAACACGTCCAGGACGGCCAGGAATGAATTGCTTCTTGATTTCCTTTGCTCGGGGGATATTCTGACTGTTAGGGTTGCGAGCACTGAGCCGTCCGGAAGTAGTCCCGTGGATGAGAAACGAAGGGTGGACGGTACCAGCTTCTGTGACTCTGGCTCGCATTCCTCCGACAAAGGTGCCATCCATTTTAGTGATAGCTCTAATGGCGAGAATATCTTCGGTGACTCGCTTGACGTCATCAGGCACCTCGTGTCGTGGCAGCAGAGATTCCAGAACCTCAGCCGCAGTCGTCTCCATGATGACGCCGTGGTCTGCATACCACTGCTTCACCTGATCCGGAGAGTTCGGGTTAAGCGGATGCGGTTCCCTCAGCTTCTTCTGTGGAGATTCCGGATTTGCCACCAGTGGAAGGCGTGCAGCAATTTCACCGGCCTCTGCCTGGTACTTTGCTGAGAGAGCTTCCGAGTATTCAATGTCGAAGCCCATCCCCCGAGGCTCGACAAACGTAAGCATATTTGAGGCTCGCAGCATGAACTGGTAAGGCCGACTGATTCCGAGCTGATCGATCTGCTCCGTGAAGAAGCCATCCAGCAATCGCGTGACGTGAACGTCAAACGCGTTATACTTGTGTAGGATCTCGGGAGGGATATTCGCATAGTCGATCGGACCTTTGCCGTCCGGACCCTTAACGTACGGCGCGATCTCATGCTTCCAGTCCGGTGTCCCGAGCCATTCCATACCCATGTATTCAAGGCCGTGGACACCGCCGTACTCATTGATGGTGTAGGAAGCAAGCATGGTGTCACCAGCTAGCTTGGGACCTCTAAAGTCTTCATACCCAAGCCATGCTCGAAGGACACCGATATCGTATTTTCCATTCTGGCATTTAATCCGGCACTCATCCAACATGCGCATGAAGGCACGTCGCACCACGCGGTTTTCAAAGATATCTGCGGAGAAAACGTAGACGTGATCCGCATTTCGTACATCAGAGGGGCCGACACCGATGCAGAGCATCTTTTGCATGTGAACGTTACCATAAGAAACGTCCTTCTCTGCTCCGACCTCAATATCTACGTAAACGGATTCGTCACGGTTGAGGTCAATGATTTCATCAATGAGTTCCGCAGCCTGTTCGAATCGGTGGGACTGAACAGAAACAACTTCCCAAGACGGTTCGTACCAACCCTGCGGAAGGTGGTCAGCCGAAACAGCCTTGCCGAGATCAGCAATCAGATACGGAGTTTTTTCTTGGCTTCGGAGGCAAGCCGCAGGATGGAAGGCAGGCACCACCTGCATACCTTCCAGAAGCGCGGAGGTCTTCGGCCGTCCAGCCCTCAAAGAGGTGATACCAGCACGTGCAATGTCTTTCGGGAATACAGACTGGACAGCTGAGTTGCCCATCGGTACAACAGTCTGGACTCCGGAATCTTTCAGCTCCGCGAGAAGACGTGGGCGGCAGCATTCGATAGCCTCCGGGGGAAGTTTCTTAAACGACTCCGGGTAGTGGCAAGCACATGCGTTAGCAAGTACCACATCGTCGCGCTTTACTCCGTACTGGTCGAGGATTGCTCCGAGGAGTTGGCCTGACGCACCGACAAAAGGCTCGCCCTTAGCAATCTCTTGCTTCGCAGGTGCCTCTCCAACAATCGCAATCCTGTTCGTAGGCTTGCCAGGATCGTTAACTGGACCAAACACATCACTAACAGCAGGATCAGCTGTAGGGAATCGTGTAGGGACATAGCGACCCCTTTTGTAGAGCGGGCATTCCTCGCAGTTAGCTAGTGGGTGCTTCCGGCCCTGGAATTCGTCGGAGTCGACGGTCTGAGACTTCTTGTTCTTCAGGGTCAGTCTTATAGGCTTCGTCTTCGTCGCTGACAAAACGATACTCCACTCGCGATTTCTTGGTGGCACCCTGTCCTGCAAGGGTGACAATCTTAATGTTGCCCCGGGCCACCAAGGTTTGTTCGATATCGGAAATGTCCTTGGACTTCACATGGAACTTCCGCATAATCTCACTGCGGCTAGCACCACCGTTGTCCTTGATGTACTTTACAATCTTGATTGCTTTCTTCTCCCAAGGGTTGAGGTCGGGAGTTACCTCAATTCCCCTGGCAAACTCCATTGCGCTACTAACCCACTCATTAGAGTAGCGGATCGCAGTCACAACGTCAATATACTCGACTACGGTGCTTTGCCTAGAACCGGCAAGGAGAATAGCAATCTTGATAATAGAGTTTGACAACCGGGTGAGGATGGGAGTGTAGAGATTGGGAGTGGTAGTCGCCTCACCCAGGCGCGTAGCGTCGTCCTGGAGCTGCTGAATCCGAGTCCACGCATCGGGAGTGGCCGTCATCTCGCGAGGCTCAGGTTGCTTAGTAACCTTCTTAGTCATCCCCGCGATGGTGATGGTCTGCGTAGTCGGCTGCTGAATCCAGAACGCAGCGATCTCCTGGACTTCCTTCAGGATCTCGTCACGAGGGTTGGCACCCGTGGAGTCCTGCACTGGCGGTCCGATAACCCGCATCCGGTCAGGAGTGGTGGAACCGGAAATGAAGATGAACCGTGGGAGGAATCCAGAGCGGATATGGTCCATCGTGCAGATTTCTTGCATCCGGTCTTTAATTCCACCAGACAGGATGACCAGGCGTGGCTTCTTCACCTCAATTTTTCCAGAGCGAAGGACCCGCATTTCCTCCATGCCATCGTACATTCTGGTAAAAGACTCCAGAAGTCCGGACATGTAGTCCTTGCGCATCTGCTCAATCCAACCCGTGATCTCGTCACGGTGGAAAAGCGAGACCTTGCCATCCCGGTCTGACATTTCCGAAAGAATACCCTCAGGGGAACCGTCGGTACCCATAAGGTAGTCCAGACCGGAGTCAGTAAGGAGACGCTTTGCCATGTCCATTGAGGTGGACTTGCGCGTAATGGTGGTGCCAGCGAGGATCATCGCCCAAATGTTCGGACGAATCTCACCGAAGGAGGTTCGCAGTGTGGTGTACGGGCAAATGATGGTGGAGAGTATTACTGCTGCGGCTAGCGTGTGATACTGTTGGGGAGCATCGGTAACTGACGAACCCCACTCGCGATACCTGTCAATGAATGTCTCAGGCAGGTCGTCAAGTTCGGGGTCCTCGATTCGCGCGAACGTGGTACGGTGCCCGCGAACCAACGAGAGATTACCTGACTCTCCACCTCTATTCCTGTTAGCCACCTTGCGACCTTTCTTAACAGAGTGTGGAGACGGAAAGGCCGCCCCCTTTCAGGGGCGGCCTCCCGACTAGCTATTACCGACTGTCACTCATCGTCGGCGATGATGAACTGGTTGATCCGGTTCCGAGCCGCGTACTCCTGAGCGCCCACCTTGCGCGCTGGCTGAATACCGACCTTCGCGTCCAGCTCCTCCCCGAGCAGGTCATCGAAATCAACCTCGATTTCGCCGTCCTCGGGAACCTCCGCGCCGAAAGCCTTCAGCATCGCCTTCAGCCGCCACAGAGAGTTCTCCGTGATGGTGACGTTGTCGAAGATCTTCCGACCGTTGTACTTCTCGTTCTCGTTGTCCACGATCTCGTACGTGAAGTCGAACTTCGTGGCACCGTAGTTCTCAGAGGACTCCGACTTAACGGTGCCCTCCTTGTAGTCCTGGAGGGAAAGCCGGTACTCGCCTGCCGGAACAGGCTCGAACGACTTCTGGTCCGGGACACCAGCGAAATTAACGGTCAGAGGCATTTGCCACTCACTTCCTCAGAGAGATTCCAGGCCGCTTAGCCGACTCGGATTCGGGTGTTGCGATCTTCCTGCCCGTCCAGTAATCGAAGATCTCACTCATGGTGGGATTCACGATCGTTGCGGGCATCTTGCCTGTCCTGTCCTTTGCCGTCCAGGTCTTTGAACGTGCAGTTTCGAGGACGCGTTCACCCTGCTTGTTGAAGTGATAGTAATAGATATCGTTCAACATGCCGGGTGCCTCCTTCGCGAAAGAAGGAGAGAATGAGGGGACGAGATCCTGAAGCGCGGAGTCCGGCTTCGAAAGGTCACGCTCCCACGCAATAAAGATTGTGTATACCGGGAGCCCACGGAAAGCTCGAATCAGCTTCCGCATCTGCTCCGAGTTCTTATTCCAAGTTCCGTCTGCCCACGAACCCGTGAGGACGTCATCAAACTTGAAAGTCTTAGGAGACTCATTGTGAAGGTGAGCCATGCCCTGCTTCTGAGCCTCAGTAAGGTTGTCCAGGATGACCGTCCGCCATCCCTCACTCCCTACTGTACCAGCCTGTGCGTCTGCTGTCTTCGCCAGGTACTCGTATGCGTTCTGAAGCTCACCGATGCTCTCAACGTCCAGGACGTCAATCTGCGGGAACCTCTCGGCGATGGCCTCACCAATGCCGTTCTCAATATTAAGGTGAAGCACCGGAGACAACTCCGGAACCAAGCAGGCACTCGCTGCGAGAGTCGACTTACCGATACCCGACCCACCGTAAAGCATGATGGATGGCTTAGTCTGGACCTCAGAAGCCTTCCGCGTCTTCAGTCCGCCAAGCTGACCTGGCTTCAATGTCGTAGTCATGTGTGGGAGTCACTTGACCTTTCGGTAGAGGGTCGAGAGAGTGTAGTCGTAATCTTCGCCTCGGTTCTTACCGTTGCATGGCGTGTAGTAACCACAACCCGAACAGGTGTACCGGCCGGGTGCAGGGTAGATCGGCAAAGATGGAGTAGTCATCTCAACCGCCTGCATACTTACATTATACCCGATCTGGTCAAGCTCGTACGGGGTCTTAATGATTGGGAACCGCTTGTGGAATACCGGGGCTTCCTTCGACTTCAGCCATGCGATGAACTCATCATAGCATCCGTTGCTGTATGAGTCAAAGTCGTACTTCTTAACGTGTTCTAAGAAGACTGCAAGGTTGGTTCCCTGCTGCTTGTTCGTACTGAAGTGACGACCCTTGATTGTATTCTTCAGAAGCGCAGGGGGCTTAGGGTAATCCTTACGGTATTCCGCGTAGATGAAGCCTCGAACATCCAACCCGAGTACACTACGCAACGCCCATGAGTATCCTCCAACCTGATCATCGAGCTGGAGATAGTTATCGTTCTGCTGGATGGACGCTGCTGTCTTGTGGTCCCAAACGAAGTATCCTCCATTGGCGATATCCTCAATCAGCATGTCAACACGGCCATCGAAAGTAACAAGAGCACCGACAGGATGGAACTGCCCACATTCACCCTCATTCGTACCTGGAGTGAAGCATCGGATTGGCTCACCGGTACGCGGATTGGTAAGAGGAACCTGGAAGGGAACCTCAGTCATCACCGGTCGGAACCAGTCGTCCTCAACAGGGTGAATGTAGTTGGCATAGTGTTCGATCATTCCGATACCGAGGTCGATTCGCTCGGAATAATCGTCGCCTTCCGCAACCATTACGCGTTCCTGATTCGTGGCTTCAAGGAAGTTAGCGCGTTGGCGTTCGCACTCGTCAGTGAAGGCCAGGATCGCGCGACTGGCCTTCTCTTCCTTGCTAGTGGTCGACCACGTCTCAGGGTCGTAGAAGGTTTCCATACCGATGTGAAAGGCGATGCCCAGCTCTAGAGGCCGGGGAGCCTGGTCAAGTACGAAGCCCTGACGGTAAGCCCAGTCCCAACGTCGCCGACAGCCCCGGAAGCTCCGAAGCTCTGACGTGTGGACCTGGTGCGTTTCTCGCTGATCTGCTGACTGTGAAGGGTGGGTGTCCGGAGACTGAGCCATTCTCGACTCGTTTCTGTGTGTAAGTTCGGCATTTGCCCTGTGTTGGTCGTGCAAAAACGCCGGTAGCCGAGGGTATGAAGCTTCACCCGACTACCGGCGTTCTGTTAAACAGTATAGCACACCCTGCTACAGGTGTCAACTATGCATTTGGGTTCACATCTGGCGCCGCGTGTCGACCTTCTGGATTCATATTAGAAGTCTGGTCCACAGGCACAGTAGTGTCGTTGGGAAAGACACCAACTGCAATCGTCACTACACACGCCAGAATAATTTGCATTAAGGCAGGACGCGAAAATGCGTCATGCTGAACCAGAGTATTGATTGCGGTAAGTGCAGTCGTCAATCCAGAGGCAATTACCTTACCCCAAGGCCACTGAGGATAATTAGCTGCGTTCCACACTCCCGCAGCACCGACTGCAACGATCGCAACGTTCATCCATTCGGTCGCACCCATTGGAGTGGTGGTGGTAAGCAAAGGGAGAACCGCCACCAGGATTGCGCCGACCAGGTGAACAAACGCTTTGAGATACGTCTTCACTACTGGCTCCGCAAATTCGGGTCCGTATCTAAAATCCCGGGAGGTGCCGGGGGATACGGAATTCCACTATTCTTTAGTAAATCTACAATCTTACGTGCCCAAATGACAAAGTCATTCTTTTCGCGCGCAAAATGCCTATTGGCTTCCTCCAGGGAGTCTACACGCTCACTCAGAGCATCTAGCCTGGCCTCCGCTTCTGCGCGTTGCTTTCGCAATTCGATGTTATCCTGTCTCCAACCGTCGTCACGGGCCTGATTTACCTTGGCCAACTCCGTAGCGGCAGTAATTTCCTGTGCAGATTTCGCGGTCCTCGATGTGAACTTATTTGCCACAATGATACCGAGAAATCCAACAATAGAAATCGCAAGCGAGACAAGCTCGGACGAGTTCATTTATTCTGTCTTCCTCACTATCACAACGCGTGGGTCCGTAGGGTCGGGCCATCCTGCGATAATGAGGATGAAAGCTGTTACTAGTGCCCAAACCAGGAAGCCGAAGACAGCTCCCGAGTTCCCGTATACACCACCTGTAAAAATATAGATTATTTCAGACCAGAGAAAAAGCAGGGACCAAAGGATAGATGGAATCAGGATAGCGTTGAACCCAATTCCATCTCGTGGATGGACTGTCCGACGAGATCGGAGGAGTCCACACCCAATTGCGACTAAACCGCAAAACGACCAGAGAAAGCCCATCCAGTGATTTTGAAGGAGATCAAACACATAGATGGGTTCTGGCTGACTCGGGCTAGTGAACCTGTCTGAGTTAGGGTGACAGTAAAGTGCCACTCCGTAGCATGTCCACATCATTCCTGTGACACACAGGATGGCGCCTCGACGCCCGATACGATTGATTACACGGCGAAACTTAATTACCCGGTACATCTGGCCTCTCCCTGTTTTTGAAGGAGAGAGGTGTCAGAGAATACTCAGTCGGGGATTCGTATCTTACAAAGGACCAGAATCCCCACAGGGTAGCGAGGATCAAGAGCCACTTTGCTACGAATATCCAATTGAAGTAATCGCCAAAGTGGCCACCCTCTCCAATCGCGCAGATAATCGCAAAACCGAGAACTGCGAAGATTCGAACCTTCTGTCCGAGGGTGACACACTTGTCAATAACTGCTGGTGTCAGCAGCAGAATCAGAAATGCGACCGCGATAAATACGATACGAATGCAATCAACTGCTGTGATTGCATCGTTTGCAAATGGCGTACTCGGTCCTGACGGTGACGTCAGTGACAACCACAATTCCCAATTCATAGCGCGTACCATTCGTTGCAATAGTCAGCTAAGGCACGCAATTCTGTGACTGGTGACGCCACCATTTCATCGAACTTCTCGATGATGCGCTTGTCTGTAAGCGCACAAGCTCGACACCAAATGTCCTGCGAAGTGTCGAACT